CACAAGAGTTAACTAGGATACTGGTTACTTACAAAGTGATCGACATTTAGATTATTAGAAACGATATGAATAATCTCATCGACACCTAGCGCTACATTATACACTGCAAGCGCATAGTCAAAGATTTCTTGATGTGTCATAACAACTCCTTGTTTAACAATATATTATTAGAAATGCCAGCTTGTCTGGCATCCTTATACGTTTAGGCAGGTGGTCATTGAGAGACCCACGACTACCATGAATATCACCCAATTAACATACCTTTAGTAAGTATATAGGTGTTACCGGCCCCTTTTACCCCTTCTCTAATAGGGGACAGTAGACTTTTAATCGCAATCTTCCGGATTTTACAGGCCGCCCAGTCGGTTATATACCCATATAATTAGTCGGTCGGTATACCAACTTCGGTCAGGCTAAAAAAGAAGGCTCCCTTGAGAGCCTCCTTTCCAAACCTTACCTAGCGTGAAGGTTCCATATGTATTCTTCCCATACTCCGTTGGCCTCAACCATAGCCATAGCTATAGACTGACCACCTTTTCTGGCCTCCTTGTATGCCTTAACAAACCGAGGGATTTCTCCAGCTCCGTCTGCCTCGCATAGCAAGTAGTCGAATGTCTCCTTATCCACTTGGGACGGGACCTTGTATTTGTAATTACTCATATTTACCTCCTTTGTAATTACGTTGTGCACATATAACTAGCTTTTTCTTCGCATAGCGAGTTAATAAGGGATTTACCTCATTCGCTGACTAGTACAAAGTGTTCTAGTTATATGTATTAGAGAGAGGCCTTTATGGCCTCTCCCTTCTGCCAACCGTTAACTGATATTAGTAAACCAATCATCAATTAACCTAGCCACACCGTCGTAGTCTGGGCAGAGCTGCTTAAACTCCTTACGCCCAAACTTAAACCCTAACCTACTAGACCAGTTAGGATCTTTAGAGTATCCTTCCATCATCTGGAAGTGGTTAATCCAACCACTATACTCCTCCTCGACGTAAGCCTTGATAGACGTAGGATCCGACTGAGGACCATACCTTACCACCAAGGCTTCTTCTACCTCCTTAACAGAGCGTAGCTTGCCGTTCTTAAACATAAGTTTCCGAACGACCTGAGAGGCAATCATCCTCTCCGTCCAAAATGTCTCCATATCACACCTCCTTAGTGTTAGTGGCCGAATTGCCACAGAGACTTGTAACCAGCTATCACTTAAACCCGCCTGATAGCCAGTAACAATATAGTACCACGATGCCACAGCCAACCGCCATGGCACCATGTATTATTAATATATCCACCATGATTACCTCCTTTCTTTGTAGTTAAGTTATCATAAGTAGAATGATGATACCAGCAAATATGCAAGTAACTCCGAAGATGTCTTCACCATTTATCATATTGTACTCCTTTCTAAATTCCAAACTTAGCTGTCTTGGCCTTCATCTCAGCCTTAGCAGCCTTGACGTCCTTAGGCGAGACGTACCTAGCTCTCTCCACGTCAGCTCCTACCTCCTGAGCCCACGTGTCTTTAGCCATAACCTTGCATGGCCACTCCTTAAGAACCGTATCGTTCTCCAGTCCAAGAGCCACCACAAACGCCACAGCCTCCTGAGCTGTCTTACAGTCCTTGACCACAAACACCTTACTGTGTTTAAACTTCCAGTTAGCCGTACCACTTGACCAGGTACCATCGTTATTAGCCGCACCTTCGTTTAGTAGACCAGTTAACTCCACCGCATACTCGATGTTATTAATTACCGCTGATTCACATGTTTCCATTTTTATACTCCTTTAGTTAAGATCTCTTTCGGTCCTTTCTGTCGGGACGCGGATGAAGAGAGATTAATATTATTAGAAATTATATTTTATATATAATTTATTAGATGAAGAGGGGGGTATGGAGTTATATATGGGGTATATATATATATATTATTTTTTAAGTTCTGTTTAAGAAGTGTCTCCTAGTAGAGATAACAATTGGTTAAATTTTAACCAGGAGGTATAATGATTCTCTACAATGATCCCTGCGATGATGTAGGAACTAGTATTATTGAATGGATAAAAAGGACAAATAATGGACATAATAATAAACATAATGGTGTTAGAGATAGTAGTGCTGCTAATTACTGGGGTATATTATGGACAATAAACGAAAACTCGCACTCATTAAAGAAGCCAGAAGAAGAAAGCTCTTGGATGAATACAAAACAAATTTTGAAAGATTCGCTACAGAACAAGTAAAAATAATAACAAAAGATGCTGCGAAAGGTTTTATGCCTTTTATCTTTAATGATGCTCAAAAGAGAATTAATGAAGAACTAGAAAAACAACTGAAGGAAAAAGGTATAGTGAGAGCTTTAATACTTAAGGCTCGCCAACAAGGCATATCTACATACTGTACTGCTCGTACTGCATGGAAGAGTTACTTTACTGCTAACGCAAGATCTGTAGTAATGGCTCATGACAGTGCTACTTCAGATGCTTTATTTAGTATGAGTAAAAATTTAATTGATAGAATGGATAAAGAGTTTAAACCTCCTTTAATAGCATCTAACGCAAAGGAGATTAAATTTGAACATAACAATGCAGGTTATAGATTATATACTGCGGGTTCTCCGGAAGCTGGTCGTGGAACTACCCCTACTATTGCTCACCTTAGTGAGGTGGCCTTTTGGACTTTTGACGAGAAGATTCTTGCCGGACTTTTCCAAGGTATCTCTCAGGCTGAGGGTACCGAAGTTATACTGGAGTCAACAGCCAACGGTGCAAAAGGAGAGTTCTACCGGCTTTGGAAACAAGCTGAGCAAGGTTATAGTAGAGGTGAGTCAGAGTATATACCTATATTTCTACCTTGGTTTATCACTGCTGAATATAGGAGAGAAGCTCCAGAAACCTTTGAACCTGATCAAGAAGAGCTTAAACTTATTGATGAGCATGGACTGGACTTTGATCAGTTATACTGGCGCCGTCTCAAGATCGCTGAGTCGGGTGAAAGAAAATTTGTACAAGAGTATCCGAGCTATGCTGAAGAAGCGTTCCTAGTAAGTGGTAGTAGTGTATTTGATTTAGGAAAGCTCAATGCTTTAAACCCCGTACCTTATTTAAAGAAAATGAGGTTAGACTTAGATTCTAAGTTTTTTGAAAACACAACTGAAGGAGATATAGAAATATACGATTATCCTACCCATGATGTAGGATATGTTATAGGAGCAGATGTTGCTTTAGGAGTAGGTAAAGATTATTCTGCTGCTATAGTGTTAAACGAGAACCGTGAAGTTGTAGCTGTATACCGGAACAATCGTATAGACCCTAGTAAGTTTGGAGACTTTTTATTTTATCTAGGAAGATATTATAATAATGCTCTTGTTGCTGTTGAGTCAAACTCGATGGGTATTGCTACTTTACAAAAGCTAGATGATATGGGATATGTAAATCTATACAAACAAACAAAGATTGCTAACGTAAGTAAAGAAGAAGGGGAAAGACTGGGGTTTAGAACTACCTCAGCTACTAGACCTACAATTATAGGAAACTTAAAGAGTGCAATAGAGAACGATGATTTATATGTTCCTAGTGTAGAAGTTATACAGGAGCTCAAAGATTATATAGTAAACGACAATGGTAAAGCAGAAGCAGGACCTGGATGTTATGACGATTATGTAATGTCTCTTGCTATTGGGTTAGAGGTTCTGCGCTCCCATTATGATCGTATAACAACAAATAAGGTGCCTTGGAATCAAAGATTTGAATCAGCACCTACAGATAATACGAGGTGGATATGATACTAGAAACAGCACTAATGTGTATGGCTACTAATATATATCACGAGGCAAAGAACCAATCGATGCTTGGGCAGTTTGCCGTAGCACAAGTAGTAATGAATCGAGTAGAAGATCATCGATATCCTGACACAATTTGTGAAGTAGTTAAGCAAGGATTAACTTACAAGAACGGAAAAGTTGTAATAGGTAAATGCCAGTTCAGTTGGTACTGTGATGGTAAGAGTGACGAACCAAGAAAAGATAGTAAAGCGTGGGGTAATGCTATAAGACATGCGTCTATAATAATGGGTGAAAGTATTAACCTAGACGTAACCGATGGTGCTACTCACTACCACGCAAGCTACGTAAGACCCGCGTGGGCTAAAACAAAAACAAGAACAACAAGGATAGATAAGCATATATTCTATAGATGGGAGAAATAATGAGCAAACCGTATTTTGAGTATTGGAAACTAAATAAAGTTGTACCAGATAATGTATGTGATTTACTAATATCTATAGGAAATTGGGAAAAAGGACAAATAGGTAGTGGTAATAGTGCTGTTCAAGATAATAAAGTAAGACAAAGTGATGTTGTTTGGTTACACGATTCTTTTTGGATATCTACTTTTTTAAGAATAATACACGAGGTAAACGCACAATCTTTTGAGTTTGATCTAACTGGTATAGAGCCTCTTCAAGTAACAAGGTATAAAGCACCTAAAGGACACTATTCTTTTCATCAGGATGGGGATGGGTTTAACACTAGAGAAGGAGACCTAAACCCAAGAAAGTTATCAATGTCTGTTTTATTAAGCGACAAATTTGAAGGTGGTGTTTTTCAATACCAATTAGGAGAAGACCCAGTAGACGTTACTATGAAAAAAGGAGACGCAGTCTTTTTCCCCTCTTACTATTTGCATAGGGTTACGCCAGTAACTAAAGGTACCCGGCACTCTTTAGTGGCATGGGCAAATGGGCCTAAGTTAAAGTGAATATACATAAAAATTGGAGAAAGTTTTAATGCAAATAAATACTGTAACAAA